GTTATTGATCAACGAAACTTACAAGGATAAAATATTTATAATTATGAACGCAAAATTATTTAAAAATTTAATTAAAGAAGCGGTTCGCGAAGCAGTTCGTGAAGAAATTGGTGTGTTATTATTAGAACAAAAGAAACAAGAATTAACAGAAGGTAAAACTGTTAGTTTTACTAGTAATGATATACCAGTAGGAGCTGATACTAAATCGGCTTTACGTAGTAAAATGGGAGCTATGTTTGGATATGATGTGCCTCAACCTCAACCACAATTGAAAGTTGATCCAACTTCAGATAATCCATTTATGGCTTTTATTGAAGATGCAGCAGCTAATATGACTGCTCAAGACTTATCAGGATTAAGAAATTTAGGATAATATGCCAATACCTCAAACGATACGTGTAAATCCGTTAGATTTACAGAAGAATATTGCAATTGGGGTATCATTACCTTTTAATGGTCCTGGTGTATTTAATAGTACTTATACTACTAAAGATCAAATTAAGTCTAATTTAGTTAATTTATTATTAACCGATACAGGCGAACGATTAATGAACCCTACTTTTGGTTGTGATTTAAGAAAATTTTTATTTGAAGGTATAACGGAAAATAATTTATCTAATTTGACTATTAGTTTAGCAAATAGTATAAAAACTTTTGTACCTGAAATAACAGTACTAAATATAGAAGTAGTACCTAATACAGATTATAATACTATTGATCTTAGTGTTAATTATCTATTAAATATATCAAATACACCAGATCAAGTAACATTACAATTTAATTAATAATGGCTAATGAGGATAAAAACATATCGTATTTAAATAAGACCTTTACTGATTTTAAGTCAACTCTTCAACAGTATGCAAAAACTTATTTTCCTGCAACATACAATGACTTTTCAGAAGCAACCCCAGGGAATATGTTTATTGAAATGGCATCTTATGTTGGTGATGTAATGTCGTTTTATTTAGATACTCAAGTACAAGAGAATTTCTTATTATATGCTAAGGAAAAAGAAAACCTATATGCTATGTCATACGTTATGGGTTATCGTCCTAAAGCATCATATGCTTCAAATACTGTTATAGATATATATCAACTTATCCCTGCTACTTCTAGTGCTGGAATAACAACTCCTGATTATAACGCTTACGGTTTACTAATACCAGCAAACACCATTGTAACTTCTACATCTACAGGTACTAAATTTTTAACTACACAAACAATTGATTTTACTAATACTAGCAGTGCTGAAATTACTTATGTAGATACAAATTATTATTTATTTAAAAAATCAGTTCCTGCAATTTCTGCAGAAATAAAAGAAACATCCTTTACATTTAACGGTACTGAAAAATTTGCAACTGCTAATATTATAGATACTAATATATTACAAATATTAAATATAACTGGTAGTGGAGGTGGTGTTGATATTTGGTATGAAGTACCTTATTTAGCCCAATCTTCTGTATTTCAAAAAATATCTAATCCTAATTTTAGTACTGATCAAACACCTTATTTATTACAACTGCAAAGAGTTCCTAAACGTTTTGTATCTAGAATTATATCAAATAATACATTACAATTAGAATTTGGAGCGGGATTGTCTAAAGATAAAACAGATTCTCAAATTATACCAACAGCAGAAAATATTCAAGCAGGTGCTGTGCCTGGTATTTCTTTATTAACTAATAATTATAATGAAGCAGGTGTATTCTTTACCCAAGAATATGGATTAGTACCATCAGGATCTTTAACTGTAAAATATTTAGTTGGAGGAGGAATTCAATCAAATGTTCCTGCTAATGATTTAACTATTATAGATACTTCTTTTATTACTTTTAAAAATATTCCTGGTCCTTTATCATCTTCTGTTTTAGCTAGTGTGATATCATCAAATCCATTCCCTTCATCTGGCGGTAGAAATGGAGATACAACAGAAGAAATTCGTCAAAATGCATTATATGCTTATTCAACTCAATTAAGAGCTGTAACTAAAGATGATTATATAGTAAGAGCAGTATCTATGCCTGCTGATTATGGTACTGTAGCTAAGGCTTATATTACTCAAGAAATATATAAAAATCCTACACAAACTGTAGCTTATACTCAAAATAATAACCAACTAGCTTTAGATTTATATGTTTTATCTTATAATAGTAATAAACAACTAACATTACCTTCTAACACATTAAAAAATAATTTAGTAACTTATCTAAATCAATACAGAATGGTTACTGATGCTATTAATATTAGAGATGCTTATTATATTAATATTGGTATTAATTTTGATATTATAGTATTAAGCGGATATAGTAATAAAGATGTATTAACTAATTGCATAAATGTACTAAAAGACTATTTTAATATAGATAAATGGCAAATTAACCAACCTATTATTCTTTCAGATATTACTTCTAAACTATTACAAGTTAGAGGAGTTCAATCAGTAGTTAAACTTGAAATTATCAATAAACAAGATTCAACAGGAAATACTTATTCTCAATATGGATATGATATAGCGGGAGCAACTAGAAATGGTAACGTATACCCATCAATGGACCCAGCAATATTTGAAGTTAGATATCCTAATACAGACATTCAAGGTAGAGTAGTAGTTCAATAATATTTATAATAAACCATAAAGTATGAATTTAGAAAAACTAAAAGGTCACATTCCTGATACCGTTATTACTCAAATTCCAGATGTTATGAAAACATTTGGTATTGATACCCCTGTTGAATTAGCACACTTTTTATCTCAGTGTGGTCATGAATCTGCTGGTTTTAAAGTTGTAAACGAAAATTTAAATTATAGTGCTAAAGGCTTATTAGGTATATTTAAAAAATACTTTCCTACTCCAGCTTTAGCTGAAGCATATCAACGCAAACCTGAAAAAATTGCTAATAAAGTTTATGCATCTCGTATGGGTAATGGTGATGAAGCATCAGGTGAAGGTTTTAAATTCCGTGGACGTGGCTTTATTCAATTAACAGGTAAAAGCAACTACACTGCTTTTGGTAAAGCAATAGGTGTTGACATTGCTGCTAGTCCTGATTTAGTTGCTACTAAATATCCATTATTATCCGCTGCTTGGTTTTTTTCTAAAAACTGTTTATCTAAATGTAAAGATGCTTCTGACGCATCTGTATTAGCAGTTACTAAATGTGTTAACGGTGGTACAATCGGTTTAGCCGATCGCCAAAAACACTTTAAAGAGTATTACCATCTATTGGCGTAAAACAATTTAGTAGCTACTATATTTATACGTAGTAATTACTAAATATGGCTATCTATAAAATATTCCCAGAAAAGAGTGCAACTCTTTATTCATTTTATCCTGCTTTAAATACGGGGTTAGACGAAATACTAGAACTTAGTACGTATGAATCAATCGACGGAACTAACGAAGTATCACGTCCTTTAATTAAATTCCAAACGAGTGAAATAAAGGATATTATTCAAAATAAAGTAGGTACTAGCTCTTTTGATGCTTATCTTAGAGTATATTTAGCTGATGCTTCTCAAATTCCATTAAATTATACATTGTTTTGCCATCCTATAGCAGCTAGCTGGAATCAAGGTACAGGGCGATTAGGAGATTCACCTGCAATTACAGACGGGGTGAGTTGGGAATATACAAATCAATCAGGAAGTAATCTATGGATACAAGGTAGTTTTCCTCCTCTTGTAACTGGATCATATGGTAACACATCCGGTGGTGGTACATGGTATAGTAGTTCTATTTACCAAGCTACTCAATCTTTTGATTTTATATCTGAAAAAGATATAGAAATGCAAGTTACTAATACTGTTAAAGCATGGTATAGTAGTTCTATAGGGTTAACAGGTATAACAAATAACGGTTTTATTTTAAAACATTCATCTTCAGTAGAATTTACAACTGAATCAAAATTTGAATTAAAATATTTTTCGGATACTACCCACACTATATATCCACCTGCTTTAGAAATTAGATGGAATGATTCATCGTATAACGCAGGAACATTAACAGTAGTTACATCTAGTTATTATGTTCTTACTTTAAATAATAATAAGGGTGAATATCAACAAGATTCAAAACAACGTTTTAGAGTAAAAGTACGTGATTTATATCCTCCTGTAGCGTTTAGAACAACGTTGAGTTTTGTTAATTACAAAGCATTACCTTCTTCTTCATATTGGTCAATAAAAGATTTGGATACT